GCCAACTCTAGAAGGTCGCGGTAAGAATATTCATGGTGTGGGTCCGTAAGAGCGTCACTGACCGTTTTCACCGCGCTTACTCCGCTGATCGGCGCAACTCTCCCGGCAACGTACTTCGCCTGTTTGCCGAACTTCTCAGGCATTGTGTCGTCAACAGAAGTGATTGGTTTGCCGCCCTCTTTGTTCGACGCCAATCCGAATCCCATGCCAAGCAGTGGGGATGCTTTCCCAACAACGAATCGTGCTGTTCCGCCAATAGGAGATTCACTGGCAACATCCCTGAGCAGAGTCATTGCGTCTTTCGGAGCACCGGCAAAGAACCAGTTGGCATACATCTCTTTGCCGTCCTTGTCAGTCCCAAGATATACCTGGTCGATATGCCTGATGTCTGTGGGATCGTACTTCCCGCCGATGGCAATGCTCGCCGCCGCTGTCATGCCGATTCCGGTAGAGAACGATTTCAACCAAAACATCCGAGCGGCGCTGCCTGCAGCTCCACCCTCAAAGGCATAGCGGGCATTCAGGACATTCGAGTAGGTCCAGTCTGGAGCCAGAAGGAAGAACCGGGTAACGTCACGCACCGTCTTGCCGACGCCGAGAACATCCCAATTCAGACCTCCATAAGCCGCATTGACCTCCTTCGCAATCGAACGTCTCGCTGCAAATACCTGCTCATTCGTGGCATCGGGGTGTTTTGCCATCCACGAGGCGATTTTCAGAGACGCATCCTGAACCTTGAACTTGCGCTGAATCACGTCGAAGGTCTCTTTGGTGGTCCACTTGAACGCGGCATCGATCTGTTTCACGAGGGGAGCGTTTGCCAGTTTGTCCAGCCCTGTTGGGATGCTCGACGGCTTCAGCCCCTTGTACGCTTCATAGGGGGTGCTGCTCTTGGTCGTGGTCAGGCCGTCTGCCGCCCATCCCCTTTCCGCTTCGGCGAAGTCTGCCGAGTTGACATCGGCAATAAGAGACTTGGTAAATTCCGCGAGTCCCTCATTGTTGAAAGCTGTGATGCTCAGAGCCTTCATGTGGAAAAAGGAAAGCCCCAGTTCCAGCATCTTCACGTAGCCCTGAACCTTGAGTAAAGGAGCAAATCCGGTCCCCTTCAAGCCCTGCTGAAACAAAGGCTTCATCGCATCGGCAACGTCTTTCGGAACATAGAGATTGCGAGAAAGAACGTAGGGCTCTCCTGTCTCCGGGTCTATGATTGCGCGGGTCTGCCGAAATGTTCCCTTCCCAGGGTCAAGTTCTACCCATCCATCCGGCTTGCTTTGCTGGGTTCCATACTTCCCGAGTTCCGTGTTGCGGAGTTCGATAGACAATATCTTGGTGGCTGCCACTGTAGCGTGCCGGTCGCCGTACACCGAAAGCGCATCGATAGCGATGACTGTTCGCGCATCCAGATTCCCTGTTCGCATCGCATCGAGTACGGTGGGGTAGTTTCTTTCCTTGGCGAATGGGGTACTCGAAGCCATCACCGGACGGCCTACACCCTTCTCCTCGGGTTCTCCTTCCAGTATCCGAGTGAGAATGTGCGGGCTGTAATTGGCGGGGTCAATCGTGCTGTCGAGGAAACCGAGTTCTCGCCCTTCCCCTAATGCCTGTCGGTAATAGTCTGTCATCATCCCGTCTGCACGCATCATCTCGGCTGTGGGGTTCAGTGCTCGCTCGATAGCGGGGATGAGCCGCTTCATGCGGGCATTGTCCCCGCTTCGGATTTGCTCCAATTCTCCCTCAAGCTCCCCCGGCTTGTCTTTGTAGTCCCGGAGAATGCTCAGGGCTTCCTGGTCCAGGGAGTCCGGTATTACCTTTGCAATCGCATCCCGAACCTGCGTAGTCGCTGCGATTCGGGTATCTCGCTGGCCTGCAAAGAGTGTGCGGATGACTTCTTTTCCGTAGCCCTTGCTTGCTTCCCCGGCCTTGATCTTGTTCAATCCTTCCCGCGCCGCCGCAAGACGTTGAGCATTCTGCGGGGCATTGGCAATCGTCTCATCACCTTCGGCAAGATTGCGGCCTTCCACTCGGGTTCGTGCCGCCGCGTAGTCCTCAGAGTGAAACTCTGCTTTCTTGTCTCCATGCTGCGATTCAAGCCATGAATCATGCACATCGGGTTCGTTGTCCTTCATCCATCCGCGAGCCTGTTCAGGGGTGAGGAATTTTCCATCGGGAGTGACAAATCCCCGGCCCGACTTCATGGCCTTGCGGTCGTAGAGTTCTTCAATGGTCTCGGCATACGTTTCTACTCCATAATATGTAGCGTAGTCAGATAGTGGAAGAATTACTTCAAGCGACCCGTCTCCTCTAAGTTTGGCTGCCTCGAGGCGATGATTACCATCCTCAAGAAACACTCTTCCTTGTTTGAGGGTTCCATATGACGGTGGAAACTTTCCTGCTCGCTCTGCATATTCCTTCACTAGCCAAGGTTGTGCTCCTCCTGCCGCATCAATATCACTTAGCGGAATTGAAGTTTTTACATACTTCCCTTCTGGAATGGAGCGGGAGTTTATCTTTACCCGCTGCATATCGCTTCCCGCCCATCCCCCCGCATCCGCACTTTCTCGAATTCGGGCAGCCTGTGCCCGCGAAATTAGTTGATCTCCATCGAGCACAACAGGCGAAGCTCCGCCCGCCTCCAACGCCTCCTTCTTGAGTTGCCACGCCCGGTCGATCACATCCTGCTCGTGAATCGTGGGATTTTGCAGAACGTCGTCCGCCAAAGCAGGGTCCGCCTCCAAGCGTTCCATTGTCACCGGGGTCTCGCTGATCTGCCGAGAGGCAATGTCCGCGTGCGTGTCGTTTACGTCGCCTTCAAGAATGCCCTCTTCGGCCTTGATTGCAGGCCTCAGACCCGGCGGCAAGCCTTCCTTGACAGGCGGCTGGGCGTTGAGTATGGTCGCCGATTCCTCTGGCGTCCTGCCGTCCTTCTTGTAAACCTCCATCAGGGCGTCCTGCGCCTCGCCCTTCGTCATCGCAAAGCCGCGAGCGATGAGATTTAGAGGAACGATAAGGGCGGCGTTTCCGGCAAAGTCTCCCGCCGTGGGCAGTTTTCCGTCCAGAACATCTGCCGCCGTGGTCAGTGCCGCTGCCTGGTAGATAGACCTCACTCCAGTAGTGGCGATCGCGCTCTTGGCAATCAAACTTCCAACAGGAATTCCCCCAGCCAATTCCGTAGCAGCGCCAACTGCGGCGCCCTTGCCTCCAGCCAGAACAACCTTTGCCGAGCGCCGAAGCAGATCGGGGAAGTCTTTCACGTCGCCATTCTTGATGCCCTCTACCAGGGCCTCGCGCATTGCAGAGGGTAGGGCGAAAGCACCGGCCATTGCTCCAATCCCTCCCACCGTGATATTCCCGACTACGGGAGCCTCCGAGCCCGCCGCCGCGCCGATTGCTCCTCCGAGGAGTCCGCCGCCAATCATGACCGGCAAATCAGCAACGGTCTGCGAAATCCCTTGAACGAATCTGTCCATCAGAACTGGATTGCGGATTCTCTCCGGTAGTTGTTCTCTTGACTTCAAACCGAAGATGGAGTTTTCCCATCCCGCCTTAATATCGTTCGCAAGCGTCGGGTCAAGCTCCGGGCTATCGTAGTCTGTATCTCGGTCCCGCATCTGCTTGTCTATTTCATCGCGGTTCTGATAGGCGTAGCCTGGAGGAACGCCAAGAATGGTGGAATGCACCGCTGCCTTCCATGCGTCGCCCGCTGCCGATGGAGGAATCTGCGATAGGTCATGGGTAGGCCCGACTGTTTGCCAGTCGTCAGGCTCGACTGTCTGCCAATCGTTCGGCTCTACTGGGACGGCTCGCCTGGTTGCCATGTCTTACCTCCGTCCGTCGAGTAGCGATATTTGCCTGTGCTGGGAGATCGCTGAATGATTGGTGCAGTGGAGGTCCTTGGCGTCGGGGTCGAGCGCAGGAAACCTAAGATTCCGGGAGACGTTTGCTCTCGTGTTCCAAACACAGAATCGATCTGGTCGCTTATCTGCTGCTGAATCTGCGGCCCCATCACCGCTTTCATCGCAGCGATCTTGTCCTCGTTGGGATTCTGGTTGATGTGGGCCTGCCACGCCTTGAAGGTCAGAACCTTCCGGTCCTCGATGCGGGCATTGATTTCCGCCTGTCCTGCAACTTTCCCCGCAGCGCTTTGATGAGTCTGCGCGAGTTGCTGCTTTCGAGTAGCCTCGGCATCCGGGAAGCCGTCGTTGAGCATCTTGACCGCTGCCTGGAACTGCGGGTCTTGCTCATAAGTATGCATCGCCTTGATAGCTTCGTTTGCGCCCTGCCAGTTCATCTGCCCCGGACCCACGGCCTTGTTTCCGTTGGTCATAGCCATAATCTGCGCGTCTGTATACACCTGACCTTGCGAGATGTTCTTCAGGAGGTCAGAGAATGTCCGGTCGGAGTTGTCCTGCTCCTGCCACCTTTCGAATTCCCTACCAGCCCTGTACTCTGCGCGGTCCTCGCGCTTCATCGAATCGCCGTACTTGGTCAATGCTTCATAGTCAGGTCCGAACTGGAGATCTAGCTTGTGCTGCTCCAATTCCTTGGAGGCCTCCCCGTACTTTCTCTGATGGAACAGTTCTACGATGTCGTTCTTGGTTTTCTCCGCCTGCTGCTTGTAGCCAACGTTCAACTGAGCGGCTTGGTCGGCGAAACCCTGAGCCAGAACACCTGATTGCGTTGTGGTGATCTCGCCTTTCGCTAGACGCTCGGCGTTGTCCTTGAGCGCCCCAGCCTCATCGAAATACCCTGTTCCTGGATTTGTGTACTGCTGAATCTTGGGCCGAAGCTGAGTCCGGCGGGCCATCTCGCCTTCAGCCCATTCCTGATGCTTAATGTGCGCCTCGGAAGCGGCTAGAGCTTGTCCTTTGTAAGTGTCTAACTGCTCCTGAGTCACATCGGGAAACATCTCACGGTGCTGCGAAATATCGTCGTAAATCTTCTGGTTTACATCCGGGTTGGCGTTGGTGATGGCATTCCTGATTTGCAACTCCTGCCCTTTCTGGCGGAACGCCCCCAGGTATGCCTCTCCCTCGGCATCTCCAATCAACCCAGACTCAACCCCGCCATGAACGGCATTGGCAAACGCCCCTACTGCCATACCCCCCGTACCGCCGGCAGCTCGGTCTTCGGCATAATTACCAGCTAGCACTTCGGCCTGATGGTCGATGTTGATCTTGAATTCCTTGCCCATCAGGTCCACCTGGCGAACTGTTCCTATGCGGCTCAGGTCCGGCCTCAAGCCGTCCGCGCTCTGCTGAATCTGAATCGCCGCCGGAGACTTCGCCCACCGGCTTGAAACCTCGTTTAGCGCCTGGTTCCCTTGCTGAATCACGCCTTCAACGTCGCGGGAGTTCTGCGTCTTGGAAAGCTGATTCTGTACACCGGCGTACACCTGCGCCATCTCGTTCTGTGCCGCCAACGAATCGACATGCTGCTGCGCCCGCTTCTTAAAGAGCAGAAAATTGAAGCCTTCGGATACACCCTGGAGAGTAGAATCTGCCAGAGCGCCGACGGCTTCCGCGCCGCGCGATGCCTCGGAGGGAGACTCATACGGGAGATTTACGGGTTCGAGTTCGGGCACGCCTGAGATTCTTGCCATATCAATCTGAATCCGGTCCGTAGGGGGCCTGATCTCCCCATCCTGACGGTGTTGGGTTGTTTGTCAGCTTCCCGTACTGAGTCAGTGTCGCCGTCATGCCGTTCAGGAACGAGCCAATCCCCCCCATGATGCCGGAGAAAGCTGCCATCTTTCCGTAGTACCTTTGAAGGTTCGCTTGCTCAGTGCCGGACTGTTCAGTCTGCTCTTCCTCCTGGGCACTACGCGCCGCCGTAGCCGCCAGGATGAGCAAGGGAGACCCAGAGGCAACATCCACGCCAGATGCGGCATACGCAGACGCCTGACGGCCCACCAGAGCGGAAAACTTCTGCTGCTCGGCGACAACCTGATTCGCGGTGTTTTCGGTAGTAATAGCGGCGTCGTAGTCGTAGGCTTTCTTCTGCTGCTCTCCGGCCATGACCTTGCTCAGTCCGGCCCCGACGGAGGAGACCCCACCGGCAATCAACAATCCTGTCGTAGCTGAAATGCTTCCTGCCATGTGTCCTCAATCCTGATTCGCCGTCATCCTGAAAACAAAACCTCGAACAGTGAATGGAAGCGGGTCTGACTGCTGCACGATGAACTGGTCTTGCTCTTCCCAATCCGAGTCCAAGTCCCGCGTCACTTCTCCAGTAAACATGGAAGGGGCCTGCGCCATTGTGCCCGTCCCGTACTCGATTGGATAGAGGTAATTTAGGTCCGTGCCCATCACCCCGCCCATCGACTCGTACAGGCTGATTGTAACCCTATTCAACTTCTGTCTCATGCCCCGCGTCGTGGCGGACTGCTGCGAGAGAACTGGATTGGTCGGTTGAATCGTCGTAGTGTACGGAATCCCAATTGTGATGAGGTTGGCGTAGTACGGGAAGGTCATCGAATCGGACGTTACCGTTGTGGGCTGGAGAATGATCGCTCCATCTCCTACTGCTGTGACCGTTTGCCCCATAAGGTAACTCAGTCCAGTCACTTGATTAGTGACCTTCTTGACGACTCCGCCGCCAATGTACGCGCCCCATGCCGATGAACTGACGCCTTGTAACTCGAAGGTGTTTGCAGTCAGGTTCCCAATGCCAACCGTGTAGGCTTCCGTCGCATCCTGATTAATCTCTACCATGCCTTCAACATCTGTAATCTGCACTAAGGTCCCAGCGGAAAATCCATGATTTGGAGCGGTGACAATGCAGTCCAAGTTTGGCGCGCTCGTGTTGATTCCAGTGATTGTTACCGCCGCGCCTCCGTTCCACTGCTGTCCGCAGTGGACAAAAAATGCATTCGATAACTGGTGAAAGAGTTCTTGCGGCATGAAGTATTCCACGTACCGCTGCACGATACCGTTGATGGTCCGGTTGACCACAACGACAAGCTGGTCCTCTTGATTCTGTCCGCTGATAACCGCGCAGGATTCAATCAGTCCGCCTTCGGGAACCATGTTGACGCGGAACCATGCGACTACCTGATCCTGCGTATTGAACACCACCCCAATAAGCTGTCCGTCGTTCCTCACTGCCCAGTAAATCGGGTACGGCTCCATTTGAAAGGCGGTCTGTGCGATACCGGAGGTAGAAAGCGAACTTCCAATCGTGATTTCACGGTTCAGCCTGGTGAGGTCTATGTTCTCCCACTGGTTCGTCACAAAGTTGTAGGAGACGAACGTGACGATCCGCGAAGAGCGAGACGCAAAGATAGCCGAGCCGTTCACAACTTGAGGCTGTAACTGGCTTACTCCGTAGGTGCTTTGAAGGGATGCGTTGACGTTGGTTTGACTGACCGATGCTCCTGTTGAGGCGCTGATTACCCATATTCCTCCGGACGTTCCGACGATCAATGCGTTCGGAGTTCCCACTATATTGAGAAGCTGGTTCACCTGACTCGAAACCAGCGTGAACTGATAGGCATAGTCTTCAGCGTTTGGATCGGAGATGAAGTCGGAGTAGTCGTCCTGCACACTGCCGTTCAGTTGCGTAGGATTGTTGAGGCTCCCGCCTACCGTGAGCCGCTCTTGGTAGAGTGTCCCGCACGCGGGGTAGTCTCCCGCCGCGGCAAACATCGGCACCACTTTGACTGCGAAGCCTCCCCCTTGATATTGGAGGAATCCGGTAGAACTTATCGTCGCAAGGGTGTTCGGGTCTTGAAGGTTCATGTACCATGACGTTGTGGTTATGGTCGATGAAGTTCCTGCGGCGTCGATTACGGTGACTGTTACCGATCCATAGGTGATACCGCTCACCAGATACTCACCCTCATTCAACTCCGCCATTCCAGCGCACAGATTGATGTACACCCTGTCTCCATTGCTGAATGGCTGTGCTCCTGTTGGAGAGGCGAGAACTACAATGCAAGTGCTCGACTGAGAAATCAGACTGATGCACTGGCCTAGAGCAGAGTACCCCGTCTTCACCACGTCCAGCGTCCCGCGATATGCAGGTTCTCCGGGTTGCCCACCGGGAAGCGAGAGCGAGTAGGCCCATGAGTTTGCGCTCAGGCGCTCGACAACCGCCGGCGGATAGTTGGGATGGAAGATCCATAGAACATCCGCCGACTGTGTGCTGCAATCCAGATTGAACAGATCCGCCTCGGTATACGGCGTCACGAGTTCGATGGGAGACGCGGTAAAGTTGGCATTCTGCCAGTAAGTAGAATTCCAGTTTCCCAACCAGATAAAGGGGAATTCGTCGTTTTGGTTGGCAAGTACGCAGGCAGCGATGGTATTGAAGTTGTACCACGAAGACGCGGAGGGGACAACGATCCATGGGGTTGCGTAGTAGGTTGCGTCCGGTGTCACCGTCCATGCGGCCAGGCTGATGTAGTTGCTGCTTGCCACATTGAGAGATATTAGAGCGCGAATTGCCGCCTGGATCGCACTGGCGGCATTATTGGCGGCCGTTGTCTTGGCAAGCGCGATGTTGATTCCCTGGTTAGGCGATGTCCCTGTTATCGTGACGCTTAGAGCGTCGGAAGTGTTGACCGTAAAAGTGATTGGAACCGTGTAGGCGTTGCTCGTCCCGTAGGGCGAGGCAATGAAGAGCGCTCCATGATAGAAAAATCCGGAATGTAGATTGGCCCCGAAGTATGGTCCGAGCAGCGCGATATTTGCCGCTGTATACGCCGTGGCGGGATTGTAATCGATGGCGCCGGCCGGTGTAGCTAAAGCGAGTCCCAACGACCAGTCGCCCGCCGTGGCGCCCTCCCAGATGCGAATGATGCCAGCGGAGAGTTCGAGAATCGCCCCCTGCTCGGTAGAAAACTGAAACCGAACCAGCCTGCTTTTGGCGTTGTTTTTAGTCGCTCCGGCATAGTAAGTGCCCGGCATTTTTTTGGCGGAACCTTCAACCAGAGGAACGGCGTTTTCCAGCGTCAGACAAGCAGAACTGTACTTAGAAATGTCGTCCCTAAATGAAATTAAAGGACTTACCTCGCCAGCATTCAGGCTGTTCCGCGTGGTGTATACCTTCGGCATTAGCGTTGCCACCATCCCCCGGTCCAACGACCAGCACTAGTCCAATCGAAATTTCCTGCCTCATCGGCGGAAAAGTCGTAGCATTCATTCTGCGCTTCTGCCGAATTGAGCGAGTCTTTGTAGTCCTGCTTCAGATCTTCTCTCTTTGCTTTATCCTCCGTGACGTTGACAGCAAGCTCCATCGCCAGCCTGTTCGCAAGGCAGTTTACGAACCCAGGCATCAGTTGCGTGTAATCCGAGATGAGCTGGATGTAGTTGATCGCCGCTGGAATGTTCGGGTTGCCGTAATCCGTCAGGGCATACTTTCCGATAGGGAACGGATCTGGATATGGCACTGGATTCTGCCCAGGAACAACCTGCCACCCCGCCGTTAGAGTCTCGACGACGTAGGGCGTGTCATGAGGCCAGAACGGAGGATCGCTCTTGTGATACCATCCCCATCCTTCAGGGCTCCACAGCCACGCGCTGTTATTTCCCTGCGGCCTCTTGTGTGGCCGGACAAAACGCAGGAAGTCAGCAGGCAACGCCCAGGCATGGCGATAGGCATAGAGAGGCATTACAGGGGAAAGCTGAAGCTGGACGCGAGTCTTGGCAAAGCGCCAGTCGCGCTCGCAAAGAACCTCCTGAAATATGGGGTCCCAGATGGTCAGTGCCTTGACTGCGTTGGGGGAGTTCTCATTCAGAGAAACAATCTGGCCTCGGGCTCCGATTCTCCCGAGTGCCAGATTGACAATGCTGACCGCGCTGTAATCCATCGTCCGCCGCCTTACGCGGCTTCGGTGGCCGCATCCTTTTCAGAAGCCATTTCCTCAAGGGTCTTGGCCCCGATTCCATGCTTCTTCTGATGACCTGCCAGTTTCGTGCGGGTTTTGAATATCTCTCCGCACTTCGAGCAGGTGTAGCCCTTCCTCTTCTGGTAGCCCCTCTTCACCTTGGCCGAAGTTTCCACGGCATGACCGTCCGCTACGTTGGTGTGGTCGATCACTACCGATTTGTCAAACTGGAAGCAAGGCTTGATCGGACGGCCCTTTTTCAGGGGAAGAACGGCAAGACGCGCCACATCACTTTCGGTGTCGATCTGGTAGGTCTTGCCGGCCTCGTACAACTTGCTTGCCGTGTTGTCGAAAGCATCGGCAACACACTTCGCTTGAACAATCATTACAGTTCTCCGCCGGTCTTTGGCCCGTACCACATGTAGCCGGTCGCGGGCGTGGTCGGATTGCCCCCCACGGAAGCCGTGAACGCAGAAAGATAGCGTCCCGGAACCGAGGAAGACTGAGGACAGGGAAGGAAAAAGTGGGCATTTGGGACCAGTGATGCCACTGCGATGGAGCGGCTGGCAACGACCGTAGCCGGTGTGGAAGTGTTGTCCCACAGCGCTTCGAGCGTCCCTGAAGTCATGGAGTTGAGGGTTGCGGGAGCCGTCGCAATCACGAGATGAACTCCCAAGATGACGCCTCCATCACCCACCGCCTCAGCGGGAGGGTTGTAGGCGCCTTCGATTCTGGATGGGAATGCAGGCAGGTAAGGAGATGCCGTACCAGCCACATACGCACCAAAATCGATGACGTTGGTGGACGCTGCTCCTGCCGTTGTGGCAAACACGTTGTCCGCCGTACTGCCGGTTGTCGAAAGATCGTAAAGTCCGTCTCTTTGTGGCATGATGTTCTCCTTAGCTCACTGCCGTTTCGGTGTTGAGGATTTTTTCGGCCAACAGGATCGGGATACCCTGGAACCGAACTACGCGGCGCCCCCAGATGTTTCCATCGGCGGGGTCTTGCGTGTAGTAGGCGTTGATCTTCTGCGAGACGGCGCGGATGTCAATCTGCGTCATCAGTGCGCGGTTGACCAGAATCACGGTACCGGGAGCATCGCCGCGGCCGGGAAGATATTCAATGGCTTCGATGAATAGGTTTTCGTCGAAGTCACCCGGAGACGAAAGAGGCACAGGGTTGATATTGGCGACACGCTGCACGCACCGCTCGTCCTGAATCTGGAGGCCGAACATCCACTGCAAATGAGTGAGATACATCTGCATGTAGGCGTTCTGCACCACAGACCCGGAGGTCACTGCCGAGGCGCTTCCCTGCTTGGTGACTTCGCCCAAGTCCTCGACCATCAGGCCGCCAGCGGTATTCGGAGGGTAAATCCCGTACACCTTCTGGGGTCCGAGTTCGAGAATCCACGCGCTTGTCACTGAGCCGGAGCCTCCGCCGAGAATGACGTTGGGCTGCCAGGTCACATCACCGTTTGGGTACTGCGAGCTGCTGTTGAAGCGGGTTGCAAGGCCGTTGATCGAGCCAGGATCGGTGGCTATGCTGCCATAGAGCAGAGTGCTTTCGGCCTTCTGCCGGATGCCCTCGATGTGGTTGGCATCCTGATCCATGCGCCAGGCGGTAGGATCGTTCTGGATTCCGCACAACTGCTTATCGACCTCGGAGTAATCTTCGAGGTTCATGATGCCGTCGTTGATGGGCGTGTTCTTGGATGCGGTAGGGGTCGCAAAGGAATTCCACTGACGGGTGCTTGCAACCGGAAGGGTGTCGGTGCGGGTTGCGATATTCGACATGATCTGGTTTGAGGAAATGAAGGGCAGCACCTTGAGAAGCGGTGTCGTCCTGTCGAGAACCCTTGCCACGCTCACCCACGGGGAGCGCGCATCCAGGGTCGCATAGTTGTTCAGAATGTCTCCAAACGTGGTCCACGAGTAATTCGGTACATCGGCCATTGGAACTCCTCTCTGTCATCAAGCGATGGCAGGAAATCCGGTATTCCTCGCAGGCGGCATCTGGCTCTTCGGGTAGGGGTTGTTCACTCCCTTAACCGTTGGGCGGTTTGTTCCCTGCGGGGAATTGTCCTCGCCAGTTTTCTCGGCGAACTTGACAATCATCCGTATCATGGCAAGACGGCCTTTATCCGTTGTGCCATCGAAATCCTTGTCGAATTCACTACCGATGTGTTTCTGGTAAAGACGTTTCGCCAGTTCCAAGTTGGTATCGAACTTGTCGCCGTACTCGCTTCGCAACGCAGATTCCGCAGTTTTGTACTCATTCTTGAGCGATTCGTTGTGCGCATCGACGATCTTCTGAATCGATGCGTTGAACTCCTTGCTCAGTGTCTCGCCCTGAGTTTTGGTCAGGCCGATAGAATGAAACTTCTGCTTCCATGCGTTGTTCCACTCGGAGGCATTCTTGTCCTCTCCGTCGAACTTGTATTCACTGGGCTGTTTGGGTCGTCCCAAGGCATCGTAGTAGAGAGCCTTTTCGGCGTCGGTGGCGTTATCCGGTAGTTTGGGAACGTAGTCTTTCAGCTTCTCCGTCAGTTCGGTAGCCTTCGAGGAAGTCTCAAGATAGTTCTTGGCGAAGTCGCCTACCGTCTTGAACTGCTTGAAGGTATCGTTCTGCTGCAAGTCGCCGGGGAGACCAGCTCTCCATCCCAGGGATTCCGTCGGTTCTACTACCGCTTCGGGCATCTGCATCCTCTCAATGAAATTCGGGCCAAAATAAAAGCGGCAGTAGGTGGTTAGGCACCTAACTGCCGCTATCGATCTTGCTTGCGTCCCTGTCTGTCTGGCCGGACTTTTCAGGAAACCCGAATTGTCATCAGTTCAAAGTAAAGCACTTCCCTTTCAAAACATCAAGCGGACTTTTTGAAGATCACCTTCGCCGGAGGCATATTCGACTTCGGGTAAGGGGTCTGCTTTCCAGCCCAGGTCGTGAAGTTCTTCCGCATCCGCGTCTGGTCGTCATCGCGGCCAAGTGCAGCCGGGGATGCTTTGCCGCCGGTTCCAGCCATCGTTACACCTCAGACAGAGTGACACCGTTGCTAGA